TATCGAGCGCGTTTCAGGAACCATGTCCCTACTCAAAATCCCGCCTCAAGCCGTGGCCGCCTTAGCTGGGTTTAGTGATCAGTTGGAGGTGAGCAGCGAACTTGCAGCCAGTGGCTTGAATCTGTTCATTAACCGTATGACGCGGTTCCCAGGCATGACAACAAAGTTAATGAATAAACCCCTGGAGACGATCAGGTCGGTACTAGTTGCCATCGCTAAGATGGGTCCTGAGGTGCAAGCTAAGGTCTTAGGGAATAAAGGGCCTTTTGGGGACGAAGCTGGTCGGTTTGTAAAAAAGATGGTAGCAAATATCAAACTGTTCGATAAGTCGGTTACGAACGCGTTATCGCCCGCCGCCACGGGGTCGATGCAACGGGAACTTGAGAGCCAGCTTAGGCGATCCAGTAAAACCTTTGAGCGGTTCGCACAGACTGCAACAAACAGCCTCGACGCTATTGGTGATGCCATTAAGCCACTTATCGTCTCGGTAGCCAAGTTTCTCACCCCGATAATAGACGGGATCGGAAAGCTCGCAAAAGAGAACCCTAAGATAGTCAAGTTTGCTTTTGTATTTACGGTAGTCACCGCGGCGGTCGGGGCGCTGTCCTTCGCTATAGGGGGCTTATTAATAGCCGTGGGGTTCATCACCGTACCTATTTTACTTGCAGCCGCCGCGTTTGGTCTGTTGGTCGCCGCAGGGTTCTTACTTGTTGAAAACTGGGAAGATATGAAAGGGGGTGCGAGGGCGTTGTGGAGAGACGTAGTCGCAGCTTCCGAGAAAATGGCTAAATCGTTTATTACCTTAAAACTAGTCATACTTGCGGTTGGTGTCGCCTTTGGGATCATGTTCTCACCTATTCTATTAATTGTTGCGGCCATTGGTTTGCTAGTCGTTGCCGGTATAATGGTCGTTAAAAACTGGGAGGGAATAAAGGGGGGCGCGCAAGCACTATGGGAAACCGTTTCGGGTTTCTTCTCTAGGATCCTCGCCTCCGCGGTTACTTTCGGCAGTGACTTGATTGACATCTTCATGTCACCAATAACGTTTTTAACTGATAAAATTTCAGGCCTCGGAGATAAAATATCATCGTTATTTTCCTTTGGTACCGCGAATGTGGTATCTCTTGAGGTCACTCCGATCATTGCTGATGCCACCCCGGTGGTTAACGCAGTATTAAAATTCAGTAATACAATGCCTAAAGTTACACCAGTCATTGCTGATGCTGCCCCCGTGGTTAATGCGGTGTTAAAATTCAGTAATACAATGCCTAAGGTCACTCCGATCATTGCCGACATTTCGCCTGAGATTAACATGGGCCTTATAAAATCTATAAATAGTAAAATCGCTACTGTCGGGAGAGATACCGCATCACTCTTTTCTTTTAACGAAACTGAGTTCGAAGTGAAACAGAGCGTGATGCAAAAGTCACAAACTGATATAAACGTAAACCTACGGGCACCCGCGGGCGTCATCGAGTCCGTTAAGAGCAAAACCACAGGTAACCTTTCTGGTTTGAATATGGGCGTTAACGTACAGGCGGCGGGATAATGGCAGATTCAACCCGTATAATTGATGGCTTTTTTAAAGGGGTTCCGATCAGGATCGATTCAGGGTCTGTCACTGGCGGTCGTAAAAACGTAAAACAAGAATTCCCAAACCGGGACACTCAAACAATTGAAGACTTAGGTCTCCGACCCCGAACTTACATCCTGCAAATTGTGATCGCACCGAGAACCACCGTTGCGGGTGGCGCCACTAACACCCGGCAGAGCTATTTTGAGTACCGTGATTCAATTATCGCGGTAATCGAGAGTAAAGGTAAAGGCGAGTTAATCCACCCGCTTTACGGGCGCATTGAGAACGTTGTAGCAACAACGTACAGCCTTAATGAAGACTTCTCAGACTTTGGCCGATCCAGGCTTGCGGTTACTTTTGAAATCTCTGATGATAAAGGCGTCCCGCGGCAAACAACCACGTCGATCTCCCGATTAGTACAAGCGAATACTGAAGTAACTCTGGCTGTGATTTCCGATATCAGTAGTAACTTTGAGGTGACAAATAAATTTACAAATAATTTCAGTGATGCATTTGATAAGATCAATCAAATTATTGACAAGGTTAAAGAAGTAACGGCATTTGTTGGCGCTGTTGAGGGCCAGATAAACGAGTTCAACAGCTTTATTGGTCAACTAACCGCCGACATTAATAGTCTGATTGGGCTGCCCGGAGAACTAGCTACAAGTCTCAATAATGTGTTTACGAACATAAATACCCTTTTCACTTCGCCGGACCCGTCGGTTGCGGCGACTACGGCGGTAACTGCTGCAGCGGCGGTAACTGCTGCCGGCGAAGTGAACACAACGGCATCTGCAAAAATCGCCGCTTCTAATAGCCCTAACGCTACGGTAGCCAACGCAACGATCCGGGGTGAGGCAACGGCTACTGAGACTGAAGAGTTTTTAGGATTACCAAGCGCCGAGGACAACACAACACAGGCCTTTACAGGACTGTTTGACTTCGGGATTACGGCTACTGTCTCAACGGTTACCACTACGGCAGAAACCCCAACTGATGAGAATGATATCTTACCAACTACCGCTGGACGCATTGAGCGTATTCAAAACCGGGCCGTATTAAACGGAGCTGTAAATGCGTTGGCTCTTAGCTATTCTTATGTGAATGTATCACAGATCCAATTCAATAATGTCCGGGAGCTCGAGTCTGCAGCCGACGAGTTAGAGGCTCAGTTTGAACGTGTTAAGACCTCAGGGTCCTCCGATGATGTAATAGCAACGATGGCCGATATGCGGTCACTCGTACAGGAGTTTTTCGATGAGCAAAAACTAACCCTAAAACAGATTATCGAGGTTAACGTTTATACAACTCCGGCGCGAGTGCTGAGCTACCAATACTACGGTGAATCAAAGACCGCAGATCAAATTATTGAATTAAACAACATATCAGACGTTTCGTTTGTTGACGGCACAGTGGAGATTGTAACTGAATGACTATGAAGCTCGAGGTTAACGGAGTCCAATACGATAATTTCACGGCGGCCAGCTGTGAGATACGGCTCGATGCACTATCAAACACCTTTAGCTTTGAAGCGGTGGCAGCCGACGGCGAGGCGTTACCTTTTAAAGGTGGAGAGGCCTGTCGGGTAATCGTTAACGGCACTCCTGTCTTGACGGGGTTCATTGAAGTGGTGGAGGTTAGATATAACGCTACTGACCACACAATCCGGGTACAGGGGCGCGATAAAACCGGTGACCTCCTGGACAGCAGCATCGATAAAATATCAGACCTTAGGGCACCTATTACGCTAAAGGAAATCATTGAGAAAGTCATTGCGAACATTGGCGCCGACATTAAAGTATTGGAAGAGGTCTCGACGGCTCCCTTTGATGCCGCCCAAGATGTGGCCGCCCCGGAACCCGGTGATAACGCATTTGACTTTATTGAGAAATACAGCCGGAAACGTCAAGTACTTTTAACATCAAACAGCGACGGTAATATTGTGATTACCAGCGGATCGGCTGAAACCGCTGTCGGCAGCATCCAACACATTATTGGAGCCGAAGATAACAACGTGTTGGCAAGCACTTTCAGTTTTGACACTACGGGACGGTTTAATGTTTATAAATTCACGTCCCAATTGAACCCCTTCACTCTCAACTCTGCCGGTGACATTGGCCTCGAGTCGGTAGTGAACCAGAGCGGAGGGGTCTCTGATCCTGATGTTCGTATTGGGCGCCAGCTAATTCTAATCGCTGAGACCCCCTTTTCAGATGACCAGAACGAAGCCCGGTCAAAGTGGGAGGCTAACATAAGGAAGGCCCGGGGGTTAGTCTACTCGGTTACGGTTCCCGGCCACACCGTTGATATAACTGACCCGGGTTCCGATCTTTGGCAAATAAATAAACTCTATCCAATTGTCGACGATTACCTAGGAAAATCAGAACCTATGTTATGTAACTCGGTAACATTTACTTTAGACCTCAACGGCGGTGATCTGACATCTCTATCCTTTGTCGACCAAGAAGCTTACAGTTTAGAATTAGCAAAACCGCAGACAAGTAGTACCGCAACCTTGGTGCTTCCAGTATGAACTTAATTAAAAACATTGTACGGTGGGCTCGAATCACCAAAGCGGGCGCTGACGACCAGCAGTTCGCCACGCAGCAAATGGAATACCTGGGCAAAGTAGCTGACGGGTTGATCGTGTTCCCTTACGGACTGCACGGCAATGTTCCGCCCGATGCGCTCGCGCTAATGTTTGCCGTGCAAGGCAATCCAGACAACCGGGCGGCGATAGCGTGGACACCAAAGAACCGACCTAAATTAGCGGAGGGCGAGGTTGCTTTCTACCACCCACCGACTGATGCGTTTATAATTTGGCGGGCGAGCGGTGACCTTGACATCGAGTCGGGTGATAAAGGCGGTGCGAATATCAACATTAAGTGTAAGCAAGCCAATATAACCGCGAGCGAGTCTGTCACGATCGACACCGTTGACGCCACGATTAAGGCCGCGAGTTCAGTAACGGTAGATACGCCAGAGACAACGCTCACCGGTAACGCAACTGTTGACGGCAACCTGACTGTAACCGGGTCTACGACGCTCAGCTCAACGGTCACTAGTAACGGTAAGGACATCAGCGACACCCACACCCATGACGGGTCGCTTACGGCACCAGATGGGCCTGTAAGTGATACAGGAGCGGTAACCTAATGGCAGGTGACACCGACGCAGTATTAACAATCGACCCAGCAACACAGTTGTATGATATTACTATTGATGCTGACGGGGACATCCTGACCGATGACTTCTTCGATACAAGTCTGCTGTACAGCCTGTTAGGTGAGCGCCGGGCGGATCCTTCTGAAGTTACCGAGCCGCAATTACGCCGCGGATGGATCGGGAGTGAAGGTAAGGACTTTGAAAACGGATCTAAATTGTGGTTGTTTGAGCAGGCCAGGGTTACCCGGTCAAATCTAAACCGTATCGAGGATGAGGCGAGGAAGGCCCTGCAATGGCTCGTTGACGATGGTCTGGTTGTTTCGGTAGACGAAGTGACAGCAACGGTAAAAAGCGGTAAAATCACTTTAGAGATTGTTATTCGTCGGACTCGCTCCAAAGTTGAGCGCCGATTCTTCATTTTGTGGCAAAACACTGGGTTGAGATAAATGTCAATAGAAATACCTGAGAGCGCAGCAGAGGTAGAGCTTAGAGCAAAGACAGATGTCCAAAGAGAGCTCCCGGAATCAAATCCGTTCTTGAAGAATTCGTGGCTTGCCGCTCTTATCACATCTTTTGCCAATCGTATATTTGATTTCTACCTTCAGTTAAAAGCTGCTATTCGGGAGAGCTTACCGGACACCGCCACGGGTATTTTTGGAGAAAGGTGGGCGGGAATATTTGGTAAGCAAAAGTTAGCAGCGACCCAGGCGACCGGCAATGCAGTCGCTACGGGTACTGCGGGAGGTGTGATACCCATCGGTACCGTCATGACAGTTTCAACCGGTAATTACACAGCTATCAATAGTGCAACGATATCAGCCCAATCAATCTCAGTGACTGGTATTACCAGATCAGGACAGACCGCCACAGTTACAACGACAAGCGATCACGGGTTGGCCAGCAACGTCCCTGTCACGATTAGTGGGGCGAATGAAGCGGAGTACAACGTGACCGCCGCTGCGATTACCGTTACCGGCCTTGATACTTTTGAGTATCAGGTTGTCGGGTCACCGTCAACCCCCGCAACCGGAACCATTCTGGCGGCATTCACTTCTGCAAACGTACCGATTGAGTCGGTTGGTTTTGGCGCGGATACCAATCTTGACGCCGGTGAAGAACTAAAACTACAAAGCCCTATTGTTAATGTGGACGATACGCTTGCTGTTGATTTTGGCGCGGTAGGTGGCGGAACAGACCAAGAGTCTGACGCATCATTGCGGACCCGGATGCTCGGCAGAATCCAAAACCCTGTTGCCCACTTTAACGAGTCAGACATCATCGATAAGGCTAAAGAGGTAGCGGGAGTTACTCGCGTATTTGTGCAGCCTGCGGGTTTTGTGTTAAGCGCCGTTACCGTAACGTCAATCACACGAACGGGCAACGTGGCGACCGTGACGCTG